TCAGGAACATTTCTGGTTAACACCGCCATTGAGGATCCATGCCTCAAACGCAGTACGAAGATAAGCCTTTGGGTGTGTCCGTACCGGTTTAGGGAATCCGTGCCGGTGCGTATAGTTCCAGATGGTTTGCCGTGATGAAACGCCGAGCGTGCTCATCACTTCTTTTTCAGGTATCAGGCTCGTATCAGTCATCACTATTCTCCAGGCAAAAAGAACCCGGCACTATGGCCGGGCTAATGGGGGATAACGGGCTTTCGCACCCAATAGCCAGCTCATAACTGGCTATCAGTTGCGTCATAACCGGCTAAGGCTTTTCGCCAGCCAATCAGGATCAGGGCCCGGCTCATCACATACTTCAGGCTCTTCTAGAGCATCACGAAAAGCCGCTGCAACAATCTTCCCGCCCATGAATTCCATCCCGGCACTGACCGGTGGCTCCTTTCCGTCCTCATATTCAAAAACGAAAGTCATCTTCCCCATAATCTCTCCTCATGCTGCACGCATAGCGCGAAGCGATTTAATATGCTCGCTCGTTTCCAGTTCGGCGCGGATCTGCTCCGCCTCACGGTGGTCGAGGTGCTCAAAATCATTGTTAAAGCGGTCGATTGACGCGGTGTTGATCCGGCCCTGTCGCCAGTAGCGGACCACTTCTAATGTGGTGGAATGAATAATTACGGGCCAGTTATGCTGGTCAGCGAATATCTGGCCGCGCTGGATTAGCTTGAACATTGGCTGACTCCTGCATCATGAGGAATACTGTCATGGCGGCACGTAGTGGGTTTGTGTGAGCGCATGAAATCTCTGGCTCTTTCTTCATATCCCAGCCTGCCTGGTCGAATGCAAAATCTCCCCATGCGAGCCATTCATCTTCATCCTTATCGAATGCAATGCTGATTCCGTGCTGATGGATAATCGGCCATGCGTCCGCCGGGTTGTTGCAGGGGGCAGGGATGTCTATTTGATGCCACCCATCACCTGTAGGGCCACAATCATAAAAACATGAATTATCTCCACTGAGGCACATGTGTTTAATGTCGGGACTGAATATCTCCAACACTTCGCAGTTGATATCAAAGTCACTGAGCTTGCTGTAATCCATCACTATTCATCCTCCAAATCAGCCACAGCATCCATCACATCGGAGCCGCGAATCATCTCAAACGCCCGGCAAGCCATTTCAAAGCACAGGCGCTCATGTGGGTGAGGTGATTTCCAGTATTCGAATCCAGCGCGATGCGAATAGCCCTGCATTGCGTAAAATTCCCCAGCAAGCTCTATTGCGGCTTCAACCAGCTCTCTGTTGCCCATTACCTTTCCCATCACATCCCCCTCTGCTTATTCCGCAATTCCTGCTCAGCCAGGCACTCAACGCACATCGTGCATCCCGGATACGCTTTCCGGCGAGCCTCCGGCAGCGGTTCGCAGCATTCTTCACAGTGCGTTGCCGATACCGCATCACGGTTAATCCGGTGAGCCTGTATTGCTTGTTTGCGCATCATCGTTTCGAGAGCGCTGGCCTGATCGATGATTTCAGTCATGACAGAATCTCCTTTGCTGGCGCATCCGTTTCAAATTTCGCTTCTGGCACCGTGTCGGCAAACCAGCCGCCACAGCCACGACATATGAACGTTGTAACGCCGTCCTGGCTGTAGTAAATCCGTTCGCCATCCTTAACGAATGACCACGGCTCAACGTTTTCATCAGGATAGAAAGGGCGCTTACCGTCTTTGCGTAATGCACGATTGCAATTCAGCTCTATGCTTATCCGCTCGCCGCACTCACATTTAGCCTGGATAATTTCTGCCATGGTCAGTGCTCCTTAAACTGGCCGTTGATGCGGCCGATCGTGTAGACGAACAACAAAAAAGGGACGCCAAGTCCCTTTATCTTCTCGAAGTGCTTAGCCAGTAGCGGCCTGCTGACAGCGTCGAATTTCGGCTTTGGCTTCTTCGCCAGTTCAGCCTTCATCTCATCGCTGCAGCGCTTTGCGGTAGAAAGCATCACGTTCTCCTGCTCAACGGTCATCTTCTTCATGCTGCCTCCCGCCGGGCGAGAAGTTTCGCTCCGAAAGCCATCAACTCATCCCGATCCACAGTTGCGAAGTGGCAGTGGGTGCGCGGGAATGGGCGCCAGATGATGAGCATCGATCCTTTATTGTTCCCAGATACAGGCTTACCGGTGACCGGGTTGATGAATGCCAGCCGCCCGGCAGTGATGAATCTCACCTCACTGGCCGTCTCGATAGCCTCACGGAACCAGCCGACGGACGTATCAGCCGGAACCAGCATGACGGTGCCGATCTGGTTCTTACTCTCCGCTGCGGCTTTCTTCACGAATGGAGTGATGTCGCTGTAAGGTGGATTCAACCAGGCATAGCCGGGAATGGTGAGGTAATCGGCCCACGGCGTTTCCAGCGTGTTCTGCTCGGCGGTGATGAACTTGCGACACAGTGTGTTATGCGGCGCTGCGGCGGCGTCCAGCTGAAAGCAGAACTCAGCATCCAGTGCGGCGAACAGTGCCGGTGGCGTGCGCCATAAATCGCGCTGATCTGCTGGCGTGTTACTTCCGGTGCAATCGGTCATGCTGCCTCCTGCCTGCTGAGATACTCCTCAGCCAGCCTCTGCGCCTTGAGAGGGTTGCAGATAACGTCACCCCATGGCATCAGCCAGCCGTTAGGCCCGACAATGAATGTCAGGCGAAGTCCGTGAACTACTATGTCGTCGTGAGCGTGTTTCATTGCGTCACCCTCATTTCAGGTTTAAGCCGATATTCCATTCCCCCCAGGTACTTCCCGCCGAACTCCTGACCCCACGGCGTCGCATCACACATCTCCTTCACCATCTCCAGCTCAGCAGCAGTGATGTACTCGCTTTTCTCTTCCAGTGACCCGCCCCAGCCTGCATAGAACGGCTCGTGAGTGACCAGGTTAACCCCGGCGTTAAAGCATCCGTCGCCCGGGTTAATGCCGCTCCAGTAGGTTGCAATGAAGTTGCGCTCATCAACGCTGAGCAGCCGGACAAGCGTCTCTTTCGAGTAGTGGCGTCTGCCAGATATGTGGTGCATAGCGAATTGCGGGTGTGGTTAACCCGCCTCCGTGAGGTGAAATATGGTGGTTAGACGGTGGTTAAATCAGAACGGGATCGAATCGTCGAATTGCTGAGATGGTTGATTATTGGATGGTTGTTGGTTATTACCTGAAGTGGCGAAACCAATGCGAGCGTTTAACAGTTCGAGCGTTATAGACTGGCCGTTTTGCCCCTGGTAAACATCCACCTTGATATTCTCTCCAGTGATTTCAACGATTCCGCCTTCAACCAGGACGTTTCGGTAGTAGTCAGCTTGTGCGCCAGGCTTTGCAAAAACAGCAGCGCTGTAATTAGTCCATTCTTTTTGCTTGCTCTGGCGATCGTAATACTGAACGCCTGCGCGGATATTGAATCCTATGCTTTCACCTGCCTGAAACTCACGAGCTGCTTTGTTTAACCGTACTGTTATTGAATGCGCCATTAAGCGATAACTCCTTCAAGTTCTGATTTTCTATCCAGGTAAACTGACTTGGCTTTGTCATGCTGCTCCGTACCTGTAAGGCTTTTATCTGCTGCCTTCCAGGCATTCTCAAGTTCAGGCAGTGAGGCTTTTAATGCATATGCTGAGAAGTCCGTTAAAAGTTGTTGTGGCGATCTCGCGTCATGCTGCCTTTGCTGTGCTTGAGACTGATTATGTTTTTGTTCTGGAGCTGAGTTTTGTTGCTGTTTATGCTCATCAGTATCGGCATCCTTGGCGTCATCAATTCCGAACAAGCCATTGAGGCAATATTTGCGAGCGTATGAGCTTGTCGCCCCAGTCACCTGAGCGGAATCCATTCCCTTTTTATTTTCCTCTTCTCTCGCCATGGCGCTTGCTGTGTGGCTATTTTCGCCGTCCGTGATAGTCGCGGTGGCTTTTACGTAATATCGATCACCGATGAGCACGATTTCGTCGCTAATTGACAGAAAAAGCCCCTTAAGTAACGGCTTCACCCCTTCGAGAATGTCCTCGCAGCTGCGGTACTTGTATTTGCCAAATGAGTTGTACTGATTCTTTGGCGCGTTCAGATGCTCCTGAATTGCTGCCAGTCGCTCATAAAACTGAATGCTCATGTGAAATCTCCTGCAAATTCTGCCCAACTGATCACCGGGTTCTGGCGTTCTGCAGCCAGGTTAACCGGCTCGTTATCGTCATCCGGCGTATCGGGGATCACGTCTCGCATCAGTCTGACGAAAGCGTCGTCATCCCAGCGCTCCATAGCACTCATGCTGCACGCTCCTGGTGAAGGACGGTGTAACCCTGCTCAGCCAGCCATTCGATGATGACAGCGCCATCCAGCTGGTTAAGCACTTCTCTGGTATCGACGGTGCCAGCCAGCGTTACGCCTTCAAGCTCAAGCCTGATGGTGTTGCGATGACCTACAGACGTGCGCATCTCTGCGCACTCGCATGTGATGTTCATGGTTACTCCTGAATATTTGCGTCACCCGGCGCCGATTGGCTGCCAGATGAAAGGTGTGGGGGATTACTCGGTCGGGGGAGGTGGCAGTGGCATCCAGTGTGAAACTTGGTAGGGGCTGCCTTTTTTCCCATAGACATCAAACCAACAGCCAACCCACAGGCCATCGCCTTTATATCTCCCGTTCTCGATATTGAAATGCTCGTTACAAGAGATTCGAATCAGCACCTGCTCGCCAACATCCGGCATCCTTTCACTGCACTTAATCCACTGCATATTCATCTCCTCAGTGCTGAATTGGATGGCCGGTGCCGTCGAGCAGCACGTCGATCACACGATCGTTAACCCGGATGATTTCTGCGTCGGTGTGCAGATACACCCATTTGCGTTCGTGGATGACAGCTGACACGCGGTAGGTGCGGCCTTCATGCAGCGCCATCATGCCAGGCTCAACGCACTGGCGAATGATGGGGGTGGTGCCATAGTGAGTGCCGATCATGACTTCCCCTCCACCTGTTCAAGCAAACCGGCCAGCTGCAATTGCTGACGGTTCATCGTGAATGACTCGCGCGGCTTATCGACCGATGAGAGCTTCCACTCGTTATCGTTTAACTTCGATGCGGTGTACTGCTTGCCGTTGTGGGTGACTGTCATGAGGCCTCCCTGGCGCGGAGCATTGCGTCGGCCATCTGGTAGGCGCAAATGGCGTAGTAATCGAAATCACCCGGAATATGCTCACAGGTAACAGGGCCCTTTAAGGTGCCAATTATTGCTGGCATTAACTGCGCCGCGAAGTAGTCACGAATGGAAATTCCGTTGCTGTATCCCTCGATAGGGAAAGCAGCACCTTGTGCCGGTGTGTTTGTCATAATCATCTCCGCCCGTGCGGGCCGCTGAACGTTAAAAACCCCTGCGCCTTAACGCGTAACCATGTAGGGTGGCGGTGGATGGCCGCCGTCTCATAACTGAGTCGCCTACTTGAAGCGACTGAGGTATGAAAAAAGCCGCTGGTTAGGCGGCTTTGTGATGATTGGTGCCGGGATGTTTAGTCACGCCCGGCGCGTGATTTCCTTCACTTTCCACAGCCAAGGAATGATGTAGACTGCTGTTTCCACAGTCAAAAAAAGGAATGGTCTTATGGCGGATTATGTAGTACGCGTTGAAATCTTTGATGCCTCTGGAGAGGATTACGAAAATCTTCATGAAGCCATGGCTTCTTACGGATTCAAGAAAACAATCGTTGGTGATAGCGGAAAAGAAAGGCAGCTACCCACTGGCACGTACGTAGGTAATAAATCAGAAGCTGCGCATGAGGTTAGAGATAAAATCAAGGATATCTCTAATCCATTTTCGTCAAAAACCCCAGCGATTTTTGTTTGCCGCTTCGATATTTGGTCAGCGTACCTCTACTCCTGATGCGCCTCCATCGGGGTCAGGTGACCCACTAAAAGACTTTCTGCGCTGAATTTCGTACCGAAGCGTCTTAATCGAAACGTCCACGGCATCGGCAAAACTGATGCCTTCTTCATTGGCCAGTTCCTGAACTACTTTTTTCAGTTCATTGTCCAAATTTTCCATACCCTCACCCCCTTTGTTTATTCACCGCAGGCCACTCGACCCGCTCGATTCGTTCTGTGCGTAATGCTTGCGCCGTGCATCGCGTATCTTCTCCAGCTCGCAGTTCTTCGCGACCGGGTGATACTTGCTGATGTGGCAGACCGGTGTGCGTGGGTCGAAGTCTCGACCGCATACCGGGCACTTGATGCTGTTCTTCATGGGCCACCTCAGATTAATGGGATGGACTTGCCGCGCATCTTTTGCACTGCATGAATAGTCCGGCCAGACTCATTAAGAACCTGCATATGCTCGTTGCGTAGACGTTGTTCACGGCGCTTTGTGATTGATTCGTGATGCGAAATGGCTTTTTCGATTTGCTTTCCGTAGCTATCAACTGAGGAAACTACTCTATCCACTCTGGTTGGCTTACTGCGTAAAGCAGCCTGAGAAGCGTCAGGAGCATCGCAGCCAAAGATTGAGTCGATGATATTGCCGATAGCGTCGCGTTCCATTGCGAGCTTCCTGCGCCGCTCATGACGGCGAGTTTTAGCGTTACCAGCTGATGTGGATTTCCCGTATACGATAACCGTCATGATTTAGTCCTCATGTGAAATGGCTTTGGCCGGTGTGGTGGCATCGTGGACCGGATGTATCCGTGACCATCACGAAGTAGCTACCCAACACACCCCAAACCCATCTCGTTTGGTATCTGTTCGCGCTTTGTCAGCGCATCATCGAAGTTAAAGAGCGTGAGACTGAATCCTTGTCTCGGTAGTGCGTCCTGCTGATGGGATAAAGATACAGATAAAACTGTATTATCGTCAACAGACAAAACTGTATTTATTGTCGTAATAAACATATGCGCCTGTAATTTCGGAAGATTTATTTTTGTATAGGCGAAAAAAAACCGACATAAGCCGGTTCTTCAGGAGAGGGAATTGGGGTTAACGCTTGCGGCGGTAAATGCGGTGCTCAATCATCACGCCGATGATCACTAGGGGCTGGAGCGAGCTGTTGATGACAGGGTAATCATCATTCAGCGGAACCAACTCAAAGTGCTGACATCCCATCTCGTCAGTAAATGTGGGACGGTATTTCTTAAACGTGGCCTGATCACCACCGTTCTTCGCAACTACGAATTCGCCTGGGACAGGCTCCACCTCTGGATCAACAATAATAACGTCACCGGCCTTAAAGTCCGGCTCCATGGAGTCTCCCTCAATACGGAGGGCGAAGCTGTGCTCTGACAAATCCAGATCCGTCAGAATGTATTCAAGGCTACCATCGAAAGCCTCTATAGGGCTTTTATCCGCAAGCGCACCCGCCTGCACGTAACTTATCAAAGGAACTCTCCTGCTGTTCACTTCGGCTATCGGCATAAATGCGCCGCCGTTCATAAGCCAGTTAGCGTCGCTGCGCAGCGCCTTGGCTATGCCAATTATATTACGCGGCTTAAGAGTTTTCCCGTCTTCAATGCTCTGCCAGGACTGCTGGCGAATACCGGCTCTCTCAGCTGCTTCTGTCTGGGTTAGGCCCAGCTCAATTCTTTTTTGTTTAACGCGATCTGCAAGGCTCATAAATCCCTCTCTCTGTATGCCTTGATAGTCACAGTTAAAACTGTAATTGACAAACAGAAATAACTGTCACAGAATACAGATAAAACTGTGGAGGTGATATGGAAACGATTTCTCAACGCCTCAAGCAAAAACGTGAAGAGATGAATCTTTCTCAGGATCAGCTGGCGAAGCTGGCAGGCATGAGACAGCAATCTCTTCAGGCTATCGAGGCCGGAGCGACTAAGCGTCCACGTTATTTGGTTGAGTTGGCTCGTGCTCTTAAGTGCGATCCGGAATGGCTGCTGTTTGGCGACACCTGTCAAAACCAGCACTGATAAAAAATTAAGCACCACCGCTCTTTACCAATCTGAGCCACCGATAACGTGGCACCTAATTCAAACAACGCACGGACTGGTGCGTGATCACTAATTCAACTTAATAGGTAACAACATGCAATCACTTACTTATCAACAGAGTATCGGATTTTCTCCGGGCGTGATGATAAATCGCGCTCAGCAAAAACAAGAAGATAACCACGACGCGATCCGCAATGCGATTCGCTCATGGGCAGCTTCTCAGGGTCAGGACGTGGTGACGATGCTGATCGTCAATGAGTACCGGGAGCAGGGCGGGGTGAATATCACCTTTCCCAAAGATTTAAGCCGTCAGCGCCAGAAGCTGTTCCGCTTCCTGGATAACCGCTTCGACTCAGAGCAGTACCGCGAGAACGTGCGCCAGCTGACACCGGCAATCATGTCTGTTTTGCCGATTGAGTACCGCACAAAGCTGGTTGGCTCTGACTGCAAGCTGGTCAGGCTGGCAGAAGCTGAGAAGGAAATATCGGAAGCGAAGCAAGCCGTCATGCTGGACGCACCAGAGCATCAGAAGCTGAAAGAGGTAAGCGAGGGGATTGCTGCCATGTTCCGCCTCATGCCGGACCAGGTAGGCCCGCTGATGACGATGGTGACTTCAATGCTGGGAGTTATGTGATGGGAACTACCAAAAAAGAAAAAGCTCCTGAAGCGGTAACTTCAAGAGCCTTCCAAACACTGTGTTACGCCAAGTAACGGGAGCAAGTATGGCAAATATAGCCAGAGTATTCAACTTCCCTGCTCATGAGCCGGGAGCCTTCAGGAGCAACAGAATGGAGAACAAAAAGTTCGGTCATTTCTCTCTGTTCAGAAGCCTTCTGCAAACTGATTGGGCAAAAGACACCGCGAAAATGGCCCTTTGGGTTCGCCTTCTTGGTGAAGCCTCCTATCGCTTGAGAACTGTCGAATTCGCAGGGAAGCAATGGGAGCTATCCACCGGTCAGCTCGTCACTACCGCGGCGATTCTTGCACGAAAACTTCGCGATCAGGATGGCAAGGAAAAGAGCCCACAGGCAGTAACAAGGATGCTCAATTTCTTCATGCGAGAAGGGATGATCAGCACCGAGGGGAACAGGTTCGGCACCGTGATAACCATCACAAATTACACCGAATATCAGGTGATTTTACCCGATGAACCATCCGATGAACCATCCGACAAAGGCAAGCCCAGTAATGGCGCGGCTTTGAGGCTGGTAGGCGATGAACCATCCGAAGGACTACCCGATGAACAGAACAAGAAGATATTAAACAAGAATATAAATACTAAAACCCTTACGTCCGAGAATTCTGGCGAATCCTCTGACAAGCCCGCTAAGAAATTACCTGTTCTGAAACCTGATGCTGCGATCCAGAGCGGCGGCAAGTGGGGAACCTCTGAAGACCTCCGCTGCGCTGAATGGCTGTTCAGTGAAGTGCAGCGCATCGCCCCATCTGCAAAGCAACCTGCCTGGGCGGGATGGGCTAACGATATTCGCCTGATGCGCGAGAGAGATGGCCGGACACACAAAGAGATCGCTCAGCTGTTCAAGTGGGCCTGCAACGACAGCTTCTGGCAGGGCAACGTGTTATGCCCGTCAACGCTGCGTGACAAGTGGACTCAGCTGGATATCAAGCGCAACAAGCAGGCGGCGGCACCGGCCTCTGGTAAGCCAAAAATCGACATGAACAACACTGACTGGATACACGGGGTAGACCTATGAAAAGTCTTGCCGAACAGATGCACAACTTCGATCGCGAGCAGATGCGTCGCGTAGCACATAACCTGCCAGAGCAGTACGACGAAAAGCCGCAGCTGGAGCAGATCGCCCAAGTCATCAACAGTGTATTCAGCCAGTTGCTGGCCGCGTTCCCGGCCACCACCGCCAACCGCGACCAGCGCGAGATGAACGAGATCCGCCGCCAATGGGTGCTGGCCTTCAAGGAGAATGGGATCACCACCATGGAGCAGGTGCAGGCCGGAATGCGAGTTGCCCGCCGCCAGGAGCGTCCGTTCCTGCCGTCGCCGGGCCAGTTTGTCGCCTGGTGCAAAGCGGAAGAGGCGACTGCCGCCGGACTGCCAAGTGCCGACGAGCTGGTCGACATGATTTACCAGTACTGCAGGAATCGCGGCTTGTACCCGGATGCGGAATCTTATCCGTGGGATGGGATTACCAGTGATGGCAAGCACACCGCTAAATCCAAGTCCTGCTACTGGCTTGTTACCGCCCTTTACCAGGATATGCGTGCAAACGCCCTGAGCGACGCTGAGTTGCGGCGCAGGGCTGTAAGCGAGCTGACGCATATGGCTGTGCGGATTAACCGCGGTGACGTGATCCCTGAGCCGGTGAAGCAACTTCCAGTGCTGGGTGGCAAGCCGCTGACTCAATCGCAGGGGCTGGCGAAAATCGCTGAGTTGCGTCAGAAGCATCACCTCGGAGGTAAGCACTGATGGACAATTTAAAACAACGCATCGTCGATCACATCTGGGCTAACGAGCCCGTTAAGCGCGCCGATCTGGTTCGGATGGCTGGTATCGCTGGAAAGGCAGTAGACCGGGAAGTGCTGGCGCTGAAAGAGCTTGGCCTGATTATCGGCGTTGCCGGCTACGGATACTTCAAGAACCAGGAAACCTACGAAGCGTGGAGAGTGACGATAGGCACTGACCTGATGCGAGCCCGGGCGCTGAAAGGCGCTCTTACCTGCCAGATGTCACGCCGTGAAAACAACACGACCTATCCGGCACGTATCATCGACCTGCTGGCTGACGGGCAACCGCGTGGCGCTATGGAGATTGCTCAGGGCCTGGGTGTCGAGTACAGACGGATATCAACCGCGATAACGGTGCTGGTTAAGACTGGCGAACTGAAGCACCGCGGCGCGAAAGGTGGCCGTGTTTACTCACTGGCTAAGCAGGTGAAAAGACCAACCCTGCGCAGCAAGTCTGAGAATGTGATTTTCCAGGAGTGCCGCCAGAGCGAGGCTATGAAGCGCGTTCTGATGGTGTGGGGGAGGGCGCCAGCATGAGCAAACTTACACGCACACCCAACCCTCTTTACAACCTATTCAATCAGTGCCTGGCATCAGTCAGGGGCGGGAGAGCAGAAGTATGAGCGTACAACGTTACGAACTTGAGATTTATCACTGCAATGGCGGGGAGATGATTGTTAGCGATACCGGCGATTACGTATCCCACGATGACTATGCCGCCCTTGAGGCCAAGTGCGCGGCGCTGGCTGCGGAGAATGCGGCACTGAAATCGGCAATTCAGACGCATAGTGAATCAGTCCACTTCTGCGAGTTGTGCGGGAAAGATGACCCATGCAGCACTGATGATGTTTGCATGGTGCTGAACGAAACCCCGGCAACCGACGCCTTCCTGGCTGAAGTGCGTGCGCAGGGTGTGGATATGTTTGGTCAGTACCACAACTTCAGCGAAAAGCTATTCATCCAGAAAGAAGCGAAAATGTTCGCAGCCCAACTTCGCCAGGAGGCAGCCCAATGAGCAACATCAACAAACAGGCGCTGCGCAGCACATCCGATCGCGACTGGTTTGAGGATTGGTTTAAGCGAGAATTCCATCCAGATAAGACAGGCCCATATATCAAAGACCAGTTGTTCTTTGCTGTGCGGGCTGCAAGAGCGCCGCTGCTGGATGAGCTGGAAGCCGCAGAGAAGCGGATTGCTGAACTGGAGGCGCGGGAGTTGGTCGTAAACCTCCCTGCTTACGTAGACGGTCGAACACTTGGGTACGGCGAGGTAAACCACATGATTGACCTGTGTGCTGACGCTATCGAGAAAGCTGGCCACGCCGCTGGAATCATCACTAAGGTGGGGGAGTAGGATATGGCTACTTTGCAGGAATTAATCGACCTTACGCCAGAGCAGGAACGAGCGTGGAAACGGATTGAGAGAGCCGTGAAAGACTTTAGAGCGGCTGGCGGCAAGTTTTATAGCGTACTGGACACCCTAAGCGCATACAACGGTGAGCACGTTGCCAACATTGACAATGACGTTGGATATCACACCGCAAGCGTCTTCATGCCTAGCATTGATGCTCCCGGTTTCACCAGTTGGGCCGATGATTGGCACGGAATAACGCTGAAGGATGGCGTTGAAGTGGAAGAGGACTAACCCATGACCAAATTCACCAAAGAGCAGTTGATCGAGCGAGCGCGTGAAAACGTTGAATCTCTGAAATTCGCTTCGACACAACATGCGTTTGAAAAAGCGTTTCCAGCCATAGAAATCGATATTCGCCTGGCTGAAATCGCACTGGCAGCGCTGACGGAACAACCAGTGGGCTTCTACCGCGCATCACGACATGGCGATGGATATTATCTCGCTAACAACATGGAACAGACCCTAGGCACTATCCCGCTCTACCGCCTGCCACTGCTGGAGGGATTGAAATGATGGAATTGACCAAAGAAGAGCAAATCCAGGCTATTTACGACTTAAAGGTCGGCTACACTCTCGGGCATGCTGATATCGCGATGCTGAAAGCAATGGCCCGCCAGCTGCTTGCCGGGCTGGAGCAGGAGCCGGTGGCGTATATCGCTAAGTATGAGTCAGGCGCCATTCACGGAACGTGCGACCGCGACGACCCGGTGAAGATGGAGTGGTTAAAGCGCGGCATGGTCGTATCGCCACTCTACGCAGCACCACAGTTACCGCAGCCAGCGGTGCCGGATGAATACATTGCGCCCGTGCGAACGCCCACTTATCTTGGATTTGAGGCGGACTGGAACTCCTGCCGCGCCGCCATGCTTCAGGGTGCCGAAGCTGTAGCGACGGTTTACAAGTTGCCATTCGAGCAGTGGCTTTCGCAGCAGACAGGCGCCATTGACGTAGAATGTGGATGCGTGATGACGGAGGTATTTTACCATTGGTTGCGCGTTGCGTATGAGGCTGGCAACTCTCCGTTGATTCATGATGGGTGGGTGGCTGTGCCGGTTGATATGACTCCAGAGCAGATGCGCGCGGTTCAGCTTAACTCTGAGCTTGGAGCATACGCTGCCGCCAACCTCTCTGGCGCTTACTCGCTGTTCCGTGAGTTCTGGGATGTGGCGATTGCGGCAGCGCCGGATTTTCGGGAAATCTCAAATTCGTCAACCAAACATTTTCGGGAAAACGCGGAAACGTCAACCAATTGTCCACATTGTGGGCGGAAGCCGCTGAAAAACAGAAAGTGCTCAGTTGCAGGTTGTGAGGGTAGACACGTTGCACATGGGCTTTGCCAAAAGCACTACGACATTGAGCACAAGAATAACCTTTCCCGGCGCAAGAACATTCGCGCAGCCAATAAAAGATACCGTGCAAGAAGGTCAGCAGCACCGCAGCAGGAGGCAGACAATGGATAGCCTCAATGTCATTGCCGCCCGAGCCAGACTGATTTCATGGAAAAGGCAGTTTGGCCCGTTCGTCAGATGCCCTGAATGCTTTCACGGGATCGCTAAATGTGAGCTATGCAAAGGGTCTGGCAAGGTCATTCAGGAAGATATCGACGCATGGAATAATCCAGTGGCAAAATTCATGCGGCAGGAGGTGAAGTGATGTCTGATGTTGCCGTATACCGGGACGAGTCCGCTAATTGCGTCGTTCTCAAGGATGGCGAAAAGGTTTTCACGTTCACGCCAGAACAGTGGTCAGTTATCTGTATGGCGGCCAACGCCGACATGGAGCACCGACTTTATGCACTTATCCATGGTGAAACCCTTCGTCTGGAGCGTGAGCGTAAATGGCAAGAGGCTCGGGGAAAGGTGCCTAAGCAAAGTCGCTGAAAGTTGATAATCATTTCTCAAAACTAGTGGTATAATCATGGTGCCGTCGGAGTTGAACGCCCGGCGGTACCCCTGCGCATATAATGGGGACGTTATATGCGACCACAATCTGAACATCTTCACCTGTCACCGATGCAGAAATGCACCGGCGATTTTCTGCATTCTGCGGTTTCCTGTGGGGAGGCCGTATGAAACAGCAATTCCTCCTCCGCAACACCAACATTCGCGCCAATGCCATCAACGCGATTAACCAGCTGCAGCTCGACGAGAAGCGCCCGGTCGTCATCGAGATAAAAGAGATGACCCGCTCCATCGACCAGAACGCAAAGCTCTGGGCAATTTTGAGCGATGTCAGCAGCCAGGTTGAATGGCATGGCCGCAAGCTATCCTCTGATTCCTGGAAGCACATCTTCACCGCTGCGCTGGTTAAGCAGGAAGTCGTGCCGAACCTGGCAGGTGATGGCTTCGTGGTGCTGGGCCAGTCAACCAGCAAGATGACCGTCGGCCAGATGCGCGACCTCATCGAACTGATTCATGCCTTTGGCGCTGAGCGAAACGTCCGCTGGGGCGATGAATCCCGCCTGGCTATGGAATGGGCTTCCCGCTTTGGAGGTGCCCGTGGCTAGCCCTCTTGCTCGCATCATCACCAACGAAATCTACCGGGTCCGGACGCGTCGCAAGCGTAAGCCGGAACTCAAGCCATCAGAAATCCCATCACTGCTCGGCTATACGGCCCGCCTGACCCAGGTGAAATGGGATCGCCTGAAAGCACGGAGGTCACATGGCTGATTTACGTAAAGCAGCACGCGGACGCGAATGCCAGGTGAGGATCCCCGGTGTGTGCAATGGCAATCCTGAAACGTCCGTTCTGGCACATATCCGACTGGCCGGGCTGTGCGGTACCGGCATTAAGCCGCCTGACCTGATCGCCACCATCGCATGCAGCTGTTGTCACGACGAAATCGACCGCCGTACCCACTTGGTGGATGCGGAGTATGCAAAGGAGTGCGCGCTGGAAGGTATGGCACGCACACAGGTTATTTGGCTGAAAGAGGGACTGGTGAAGGCATGAATACCTACAACATCACGCTGCCGTGGCCGCCGAGCAACAACCGCTATTACCGGCACAACCGTGGGCGCACGCACATCAGCACAGAAGGGCAGTCCTACCGTGACCGAGTAGCCCAAATCATCAAAGACGAGATGCTGGATATCGGCATCACCGCGCCGGTGAAGATCCGCATTGAGTGCCATATGCCTGACCGCCGACGCCGGGACCTGGACAACCTGCAGAAAGCTGCATTCGACGCGCTGACCAAAGCCGGGTTCTGGCAGGACGACCAACAGGTTGACGATTACCGGGTCAAACGGATGCCGATCTTTAAAGGCGGCAAGCTGGAGTTAACCATCACCGAACTGGAGGCAGCATGACCCGCGACCAGATAGCCCGATACCAGGCCGAAAGCGTCATGCGCGCCAAGATGCCGCCAGTAGCAAAGCACAGCCAGACCGAAACCAAACAGCCGATTAAGGAAGCCGCATGATGAACACTCAATACCTGGAATTTGTACGCCAGCAGCTGATGGTTGCGACTGCCGATCTGAGTGGCGCAACCAAAGGCCAGTTGATGGCCTGGCTGGAGAACGCCCAGTTTGATACCGACACGTTCAAGCGGAAGAAGCCGCGCGTTAAGGATGACGTGACCGGGAAGATGATAACTCTCGATAACCCGCCGATCCCGGGCAAGCAATCCCGCGCTAAAGGCTCGCACATTCCTCTGGTACAGCCGGTCGAGTTCTCCACCGCGTCGTGGCGTCGCGCAGTGCTGTCGCTGGATGAGCACCAGAAAGCGTGGCTCCTATGGAACTACAGCGAGAACGTGCGCTGGGAGAACCAGGTGGCGATCACCCAGTGGGCATGGGGTGAGTTCAGGGCTCAGCTGGGCGTGAAGAAAGTGGCAGGGAAAACGATGGACAGGCTGAAGGCGCTTATCTGGTTAGCGGCGCAGGATGTTAAGGCTGAGCTGGCCGGTCGGGAGGCATACGAGTATAAGCAGCTGGCTGAACTGGTTGGCGTGGCGAAATCCACCTTTACGGAAACCTATCTGCCGCACTGGCTGGCAATGCGCAGCAGCTTTACACGGCTTGATAGTCACTCTCTTATCTCAGTAACGCGATCACGTTCACAACAAAAGGCGACAAACTTTAACTCAAGTCTTGCAAAACCGAACTGAAACGCATATATTTCATGTAAATCTGATATCGTCGCCATAGCTTTGGTTGTCGACTGAATTACACAAAAGAGCCTCGGTTAATCACCGGGGCTTTTTCGTATCTGAATCCCGCTACCTGGGACCTTTAGGCCGAAGAGCCGATATTGCCATTCCCTCACATACGCCTACGGGCGATTTAAGCGCCGTTGGAAACCCCCATCTCCAGATGTACGGCGCTCTTTTATTTTTTCAATGCGCAGCTGGGATTACCCAATGGAGAACAGCCTAATCACAAGCATTGCTGCCGTCTTATTTGGTGGCGGTGCGCTCGCGCTTTTCTGGAAGCCACTAAGCGCGGTCATTGCTTCAGCCGTTACGAATAACAGGGCGGGCGGCGAGGTAATCACACATTACAAAGAGCAGGTTGTTCTTCTCAAAGCCACTAACGACGAGCTGCGTCAAGAGAACAACGAATTGAGAGAGCGAAGAGAAAAGGATCTGCAGCGTATTTCCCATCTCGAAAGTGACATACGCATCATCAAAAGCTCGCTTCGCATACTGATAGCAATGACCCAGTCCGGAGGCGATGAACAGTTCCGGGGCCAGGTGAGCTCAATGCTCGCGAAGCTGGAGGAAGATCGCCATGAAAGTTAAAGCGTTTATTGAGAGCCATAAAGGGCGTCTCATGATAGGCGCCATGTTTCTTCTGTTCTGTGCCATGTGCAGCGTGATGACGATCGCCTTCACTTACTCCAACAGCAAAATCCGAGCTGAGTACCGCGATATTGCTGATGAGCGGGACAAGAAGGTTGAATCGCTTGCGGTTCAGGTAAGCGAGATGAAATCAAAGCTCGACTCCATCCCGGAACGAACTGCAGAAAAGACAGCCGACAAAGTAAAGCCACTGGTTGAGGAGGAGAAGAAGTGAGCCAGATTATCCCCATCCTCAACTTTGAGGAAGGCTATCGGGAAAAACCATACCGAGACACCCTTGGATACCCCACTGTTGCTGGCGGGATCAAGATTGGCCCCAAAGGCGCAGCACTATCCAATTACACCTTCACCGTACCGCGCCGTGTTGGCGACGTGTGGAAAGAGGTATTTGTCGAGAACACTATCACCGAGATGCAGCTGCGTCCGGCAATCATAAGCGCTCTGAAAAGCTGCAATGATGCCCGCCGGGATGTGCTGATTAGCATGGCATACCAAATGGGCGTTCCCGGCCTCGCTGGTTTCAAAAACACCCTCGCAATGGTCTCCGAAGGAAACTTCGACGGCGCTTCACGTGGAATGCTAAATAGCCTGTGGGCTAAGCAAACACCAGAACGCGCTCAGCGCCATGCTGAGGTGATGCGATCCGGTAGCTATGACATCTATAAAGGCCTCATCTGATGGATGCTCTCAACATGCTTCGCGGTATGTCCGGGAATATCTCACTCAGTCGCACTCAGGCCGCTCTCGGATTTCTGGTCAGCAGCTGCGTGGTTGCATGGCAGGCCTATCAGGGAACTTTGTCTGAGGTCGTTTTTGGCTTGTATTTCGGTTTCTGCACCGCAGGGTACCTTGGCGCTAAAAAGCTGTCTGGCGACAAAGATATCAAGGAGCAACAAATCGACGCCGGTATGAACCCAGGAGAGAAACCATGAGCATCATCGAAATGCTGATCGCCGGATTCTTCGCTGTAGTGGCTATCGCCGCGGGAGCATTTGGCATAGGCCACTCGAAAGGGAAGGGAAAGGCTGAGCAGGCCGCCACCGAGCGAGAGACGAAAGCCAAAATCGAACAGGCCACTGCCGCAACTAAACGCCAGACGCAAACCAGCAAAGAGGCTTCAGATGTTCAGGAAACCGTTACTCGCATGCCTGGCAACAATGTTGATGACGAGCTGCGCAGAGACTGGCTCAACAAATAACACAGTCGTGGTGGACACCGCTTGCAACTGGGTAAAGCCGATCCTCGTTACTGAAGCCGACATCCTTTCGATGGATGAGCGCACTAAGCGGGCGATCCTGACCCACAACAAAACGTGGAAAGCTAACTGCGATACGGAAGCCGCTAAATGAGTGCCTACTCTATCTACAACATCATTTCCGGCGGCGCTATTGCCGCACTGCTAATGACATGGCTTTTCTTCTGGATTTACTGGAAGCAGGAGCGCCGTCACCGCGATGAAATCAGGAAGATGCAGCGTGAGGTGGTGATGGAGATAAAAAGCGCTCACAAGCTCAATTAGCGCAGGAAAGAGAACCTCATCCTTGAGGCTCTGACACAGTCTCTCCTCTGGACTTTAAGAATAGAAAATCCATACGACCTCGCATTGCGGGGCTTTTTACTAACTGAGGAAATCAGATGAGTGAGTTAACCCCATCGCAGCAGATCCGTTTTGGTCTGTTATCGGCAGTGAACTTTGACACCGCTGCTGCGGCAGAAGCCATCAAGTTCGTTGAAGACGACCAGTTGAAATATCAGTTGTTCATCCAGCACCTCAACCGCGTAACCAGCGAAAACGGTTTGGTTGCCCGTACCACTAAAGCCATTCAGGAAGCGAAGGAGACCCTTATCCTCTTCCCTTCCGAAGAGGCGTAAAGGCATTACAGAAGCTCTTCACTGAGGGGCTTCGATAATGGGAAAAATGAACCAGATTATATTGTGGTTGACATAATCCACTGATTTGCAATGGTTATTTTGTTGTTGGTATAATTAGCTCGTTCCGATCACGAGGAGTTTATATGCTGACAATAATATTGTTTGGTGCTGGCTGGAAAGGCGACGTTTTGGATCTTGAGAGTTACAGTCGGGTCATAAAGGCGCCCAATCCTACATTCCGACATCTTGAATACCGTGGTGGTGCTACGGCCTCTGAGGATGCTGAATTTGAAGTCTTCGAATATCAGCTGGGTAATAAAATTTATCTGGTCGGGATAAACGGTCAGAGGCCAAGCGACAAAATAATTGAGCAGGCGATCACGCATGGCTCAAGAAGGCCAAAGCCATACAAAACACTGTAACCGCCGCCGGGCGGTTTTTTTATTGCCATCATCATGGGTAGACCCATAGTAATGGCTATAACGGATAAATCGTAGTTAAGCCCCGTAGGGGGTAAATGGAGCACCCCATGTCAATCGATGATGAGCGCAGGCCATACCCGCCAGTTAACTTCATCACCTCCGACAACTGGCAGCCATACACCAGACTGATCCCCGCCAATGAAATGCATGAGTGGATAAATCGCCAAATCCTGAGCGATACCGGAAGCATCCATAACCCCGATCATGGACACCTTTTAGAGGCTGACATCTGCTTCATGTGGGCGTCCGATTCGTTCGCGAAGAAAGGGCGTTACGTTCTCGGTCAGGCCGAACAGGTAATGCTCCGCGCCGGTGGTTGGCAGAAAGCGAGAATGGAACAGCAGATGTATGAATGGTTCGGGCGCATCCCGAAGTTCATCATCACTCTGGCAGCTGACTACTGCTCACAATGCAGTGACCTCGAGTTCTGCGCACTGGTAGAGCATGAGCTTTACCACATCGCCCAGGCCACCGATGACTACGGCGCACCAAAGTTCAACAAAGAGACGGGGCAGCCAGTGCTTACACTGCGCGGCCACGACGTCGAAGAATTCACTGGTGTCGTACGTCGATACGGTGCCAGCAAAGAAGTACAGGAGCTAGTTAAGGCGGCCAATGCGCCAGCAGAAGTGGCTCACATCGATATAGCCATGTCATGCGGGACGTGCATGCTAAAACTGGCTTAATTGTTATATTAAGTTAGCTATGGAGGCGACCAATGGCTGCATTATCACCGGAGGTTAAGGCCTTTATAGTTCAGGCCTTAGCCTGCTTTGACACCCCAACGCAAATTGCTTCTCAGGTGAAACAGGAATTCGGCCTGGACATAAGTATCCAGCAAGTATCCTCATATGATCCGACCAAGGCGATTGCGAAGAATCTTGGTCAGAAATGGATCGACCTGTTCAACGCGACTCGCACCCGGTTCCAGACCGAATTAAGCGACATCCCGATCGCCAACAAAGCTTACCGTCTTCGCGCGCTTAACCGGATGATGACCAGCGCCGAGAAGATGCGAAACATGGCTCTTGCCGCCTCGCTGATGGAGCAGGCAGCCAAAGAGGTAGGCGACGCGTACAGCAACAAACAGAAGGTCGAGCATACAAGCCCTGATGGCAGCATGACTCCGCAGCCGACAATCATCCAGTTACTACCCGTTGAGCCAAAAGCATGAGTAACGCCGTTCAACTGCCTATCCCCGCTAAGCTCGCGCCATTATTCACGGCCGTGAATAAGCGTTACCGGTGCTCGCACGGTGGACGCGGTAGCGCCAAGACGCGCACATTCGCACTGATGACCGCAGTTAAGGCGTATCAGTCGATGATGAACGGTGAAAGCGGGGTGGTGCTCTGCGCGCGTGAATTCATGAACTCGCTGGAAGAGTCGAGCATGCAGGAAGTGAAACAGGCGATCCTGTCTGTTCCCTGGCTGGCTTCTAACTTTGATATTGGCGAGAAGTACATCCGCACCATCGATAAGAGCGTTAACTACGTGTTCTGCGGCTTGCGACATAACCTCGACAGCATCAAATCGAAGGCTCGAATTCTTCTTTGCTGGGTTGATGAGGCTGAATCAGTCAGCGAAATAGCCTGGCAGAAGCTAAGCCCGACCGTTCGTGAAGAGGGATCAGAGATTTGGGTGACATGGAACCCGGAGCGCGACGGCAGCGCCACGGATAAGCGTTTCCGCAAAGAGGCAGGCGACGACTGCATCACCGTTGAGATGAACTACACGGATAACCCGTGGTTCCCTGACGTGCTTGAAGGTGAGCGACAGAACGATCAGCGCCGACTCGACCCGGCGACATACGCATGGGTGTGGGAAGGGGCTTATCTCGAAAACTCCGATAAGCAGGTGCTGGCCGGGAAATACCGGATTGCTGAGTTCTCGGATCAGCTATGGAAAGAGGCCGAGCGCCTGTTCTTCGGTGCTGACTTCGGTTTCGCCAAAGACCCTAACACCTTGGTGCGTTCGTTCATTCTGCACAATCGGCTGTATATCGAATACGAGGCATACGGGCAGCAGACTGAACTCGACCACATGCCTGAGCTATACGACACGATTCCAGGCGCGCGGGACTGGCCCATCAAGGCCGACTCGGCACGACCTGAGACAATCAGTTATCTCAAGCGTCAGGGCTTCAACATCTCAGCCGCTGAGAAGTGGCAGGGAAGCGTTGAGGACGGTATCGCACATCTCCGCGGATTCGACGAAATCATTATCCATCCGCGCTGCAAGAACGTAGCGCGTGAGGCGCGTATGTGGTCCTACAAAACTGACCGCATCACCGGCGAGGTTTTGCCAAAACTAGCTGATGGTTTTGAGCACTGCTGGGACGGTATCCGCTACAGCCTCGATGGACACATTAAACGTAAAGGTCAGATGGCCGGGATGATGATCCCGAAGCGCCTTCGTTCTGGGTGATAAAGGAGGAATTTTGGAAATCATATTCTTATTTTTTGTAGGTATTTTTGTGGTTTTCATCCTTTGCGCATCCAATGGAGGTCAATCCCGTGATGGTTGCTGTCATCGTTGTGGCGTGCGATTAAAACCACCTGCCATGTTCTGCGATAGCTGCAGGCCGCAAAAATTCTCTCCGGCCAAGGGGCCAAAACTACCACCTGTTAAGCGCTGACGGACAATCCATGAATGACAAATTAACTCTCGCCGTCAACCATGCGTTGAACGATGCGCGGATGGCGCGCGCCCGTATGGGCCTGATGGCACCGGCGATGGGGCTGGACAATAAGCGCCATTCCGCATGGTGCGAGTACGGATTCCCTGAGCAGATCACCTACGACAATCTCTACTCACTGTACCGGCGCGGCGGAATAGCTCACGGGGCTGTAGAAAAGCTGGTTGGCAAATGCTGGCAGACTAACCCGGAAATCATCGAGGGTGACGACGCCGACGAGAGCGAAGATGAAACGGCCTGGGAGAAGAAGTCTAAAGAGGTCTTCACCTCCAGACTGTGGCGCTCGTTTGCGGATGCAGACCGCCGTCGACTGGTTGGCCGTTATGCTGGCATCCTGCTGCACATTCGTGATGATAAAGACTGGAATCTGCCAGTTACCAAGGGCCGAGGGCTGCAAAAGGTTTCTGTAGCCTGGGCTGGTTCGCTGACTGTGGGTGAGTGGGATACCGGTCTTAACTCCAAGACGTACGGCCAGCCGAAGATGTGGCAATACACCGAGCGTCTGCCGAACGGTTCAAGCCGCCGCGTCAATATCCACCCAGATCGCGTGTTTATCCTTGGTGATTACTCAGATGATGCCATTGGCTTCCTTGAGCCAGCTTATAACGCCTTTGTGAGTCTGGAGAAGGTGGAGGGCGGGTCTGGCGAGTCATTCCTGAAGAACGCCGCGCGGCAGCTTAATGTCAACTTTGAGAAGGAAATCGACTTCAATAATCTCGCTTCGCTTTATGGCGTGAGCATTGACGAGCTGCAGGATAAGTTTAACGAAGTTGCCGGGGAAATGAACCGTGGTAACGATGTTCTGATGACGACCCAGGGGGCCACAGTCACACCGCTGGTCACTGCTGTAGCTGATCCGTCGGCGACCTATAACGTTAACCTACAGACCGCCGCAGCTGGGGTGGACATCCCTACAAGAATTCTGGTTGGCAATCAGCAGGCCGAACGGTCCAGTACCGAAGACCAGAAGTACATGAATTCCCGCTGTCAGTCACGCCGGGTAGACCTCGCTTTCGAGATAGAGGACTTCTGCGACAAGCTTATTGATCTCCAGATCATCGACCCGATAAGCCAAAAGGCTGTTATCTGGGATGACCTGAACGAACAGACCGGTGCAGAAAAGCTGATCAACGCCAAAACCATGGGCGAGATTAACCAGAGCATGCAGGGCAGCGGAGAAAATCCGGCATTCAGTCGCGCAGAGATTCGTACGGCCGCCGGCTACGAAAACACTGACAAAAAGCCGTTAGGAGAAGAGGATGGCGACGAAGAAGAAGACTAAGCCGCCAATTCTACCGAGTAATTACGAAGATCCAACGGGAGCCGATGCGCTGGAACGCCGGGCAATGAAAGACTTCGCCAGGCGGATGAACAAGATTGGCAAAGCGTACAAATCAGCACTCGACAAAATACCTTCCTCCCTCGCAGTAAACGCCAGATACGAATACCAGTTAAACCCAACGCTGCTCACCATCATCCTGAACGACGCCAGTTACCTGGTGGATCAGGTGCTGATGGAGGGCAACGAGTACGACCTGTGGTTTTACGAGTACATCGACTTGGCATCAGAGAAAGGTACCGGTCAGTCGTTTTACAACCTCAGCCAGCAATCACCGGTTTATGCCGCCGGACGTGAATCTCTCGCCTCTATCCTCGCAAGTGACCCGTATCAGCAACGAATGGCGCTGGTTCACGCTCGCGTATTTGAGGAGATGAAAGGACTCAGCGCTGAGGTGAAGCGCGATATGGCGCGAGTGCTTACTGATGGCGTCGGGCGCGGTCTCAACCCGCTGGAAATCTCCAGGAACCTTACCGATCAGACCGGTATTGAGAAGCGTCGGGCGAACCGGATAGCACGTACTGAGGTTACTACGGCGCTGCGCCGGGCGAAGTGGGATGAAGATCAGGAGGCGAATGACCTTTATGGGCTGAAAACGCTACTGGTTCATATCTCTGCACTGTCGCCGACTACCCGCCATACACATGCGGTGCGTCATGCTCACCTCTATACCAACGAAGAGGTGAGGGACTGGTACAGCAAGGATGGCAACTCCATCAACTGCAAATGCAGTCAGCAGTCGGTGCTGGTCGACGACGAAGGAAATCCGGAGTACCCGGACACCATCACCAAACTAAAACAGGAATACAAAACGATGCAGGCGCGCGGTTACGCCTGGGCGGAGAAATAGCTATGCCTATGCAGGTAAACATCACCACGAAGGTTAACAGCCAGTCTATCCGGCGTGAAACGCATAACGGCCGTGAGCATCTCGTGCTTCCGAGCTACACGCTGCCGGCCAACGTAGTCATGAACGGCGGACTGTACACGGCGGAGGAAATAGACGCCCACTATCAGGGTCTGGAAGGCACTCTGGCTCCACTTGGTCATCCGCAGGTTAACGGTGAATTCGTTTCTGCGTTCTCGCCGGAGGGGTTGAACGTCGGCTACGTGGGTGCCTGGAATCGCAATGTTAAGAAGTCCGGCAATCGTATCTACGTCGAGAAGTGGGTGGATGTTGCCCGGGCGGAAGAGTCGGAAGGTGGTCGCGAGCTACTGGAGCGCGTTGCAGCTATCGAGCGTGGTGATGACGTACCGCCGATTCATACCAGCGTGGCAGCTTTCCTCGACCAGCTTGAGCCTAACGAGCAGCAGCGAGCCACCGGTGCTGGATGGGTGGCGAAGATCCACAGTATGGACCATGACGCCATTCTGCTGCATGAGGTGGGCGCAGCGACGCCAGAGCAGGGAGTAGGTCTGATGGTCAACGCTGACCTCGCGCAGCCGCTGAGGGCCAATTCAGGCGCATTGGTGGGGGAATCCTACAGAGAGCGTGAGCAGCGCCTCGACCGGGCAGCCAAAGCTAAGTTTGCGTCCGGGCAAGATGAATACGCCTGGGTGGCTGACTTCACTGACTCTCAGGCTGTGATCATCCGCAACGGCGGCAACGCAGAGGTGTTTGGTTACAAGTCGGAAGGAGGTGCGATCACCTTCGACGATACCGGCACGGCAGTGGCGCGGCAGGAGTCATGGGTGACTGTAGTCGCGAACAAATTCAAATCACTTTTCACACCGCAGGAACAGCCTGCACCAAACCACAAAACGGAGGGCGACATGCCTTTAACCAAAGAAGAACTGGAACAAATTGGCAGCATGATCGGCCAGGCTGTTGCGACCAATACCGAAGCGGCTATTAAGCCTCTTGCAGAAAAGGTTGATGCCCTGCAGGCCAATCAGCAGCAACTCGCAGAAACCCTGACTGCCAACTCACGCGCAGAAGAGAAGGCAAAGCGTGAAGCGGTAGCAGCTAAACACGGTGATGTCGTTGCCAACGCGCTATCAGGCGATGCTCTGGACGCGATGTTTAAGTCGCTGGGCGAAGCAGCACCGCTGGGCACCAACAACGCACAGCAGTCGAAAGAAACCGGCGCACCTGCCGCAGAAGAACACTTCAAATAAGGAGCCGGACTAATGGCACGTTATCGTCGCGTTAATATCGACGGTCAGTCTCTGTACAAGACCGAAACCCGTCTTACGGCCGCCGCGCTGCTTCCTGGCACCGCCGCAACCATCAACTCATCCGGTAAGTTTGCTCAGGCAACTGCGCTGGCCGGTCGTCTGTACATCATCGATGTCGGTTACCACCAGGGCCTGACCATTACCGAAGCAATCCCATCCGGTGATTCTGCTGTCGGCAATTATGTCGAAGAAGGTCGTGAGCTGGCCCTGCGCTGCCTGCCTGGTGCGTACAAGAAAGACAGCCCGATTAAGCTGGGCACCGCTGGTCAGTTTACCCTGGCAACATCCGACACTGATTCTGTGATCGGCTACAGCCAGGATGAACACACCATCGCTGCCAGCACTACCGATTATATTCGCGTGCGTATGCGCGTTGGCACCGTCGCCGCCGCTAGCGCTTAACAAAAGGAACAACGCACATGTATTTCTCTAAAGACACTCTGGCGGCAAACTCCCGCCTCGGCGGCCACTGGAATGAGCTGTGGGCCAACCGCAACATGTGGAACCGTCAGCACGACGCCGTTATTGCTGCCAATCGCGCAGATATGACTGCTGATATGCTGGCCTGTAACGCAGTAGGTGGTTTCACCCGTGATTTCTGGGCTGAGATTGACCGTCAGGTGCTGCAGCTGCGTGACCAGGAAATCGGTATGGAGATCGTAAACGACCTGATCGGCGTTCAGACTGTTCTCCCGGTCGGTAAAACTGCCAAGCTGTACAATGTGATTGGCGATATCGCTGATGACGTGTCAGTTAGCATCGACGGTCAGGCGCCGTTCTCCTTCGACCACACCGACTACGGAACCGACGGCGACCCGATCCCGGTATTCACCGCGGGTTATGGCGTCAACTGGCGTCACGCCGCTGGCCTTAACTCTGTAGGCATTGATCTGGTGCTGGATTCGCAGATGGCGAAGATGCGCAAGTTCAACCAGAAGCGCGTTAACTACTATCTGAACGGTGATTCTCACATTCAGGTGCAGTCCTATCCGGCTCAGGGCATCAAAAACCACCGTAACACTCAGAAAATCAATCTGGGTTCCGGCGCAGGTGGTGCAAACATCGATCTGACCACCGCGAACATGACCGAACTCTTTGCCTTCTTTGGCAAGGGCGCTTTCGGCACCATGGCTCGTAATAACAAAGTGGTTCAGTACGATGTAATGTGGGTTTCCCCGGAAGTCTGGGCGAACCTGGCGCAGCCGTATGTGGTAAATGGCGTGGTTAGCGGTAACGTTCTGAACGCCGTTCTGCCATTCGCTCCGGTCAAAGAAATCCGCATGACCTATGCCTTAACGGGCAACGAGTTCATTGCGTACGTCCGTCGTCGCGATGTGATTTCTCCACTGGTAGGCATGGCTGTCGGTGTTGTTCCGCTGCCTCGTCCACTGCCAAACGTTAACTACAACTTCCAGATCATGTCTGCTGAAGGTCTGCAAATCACCGCAGACGATCAGGGTCTCTCTGGTGTTGTCTACGGCGCTGTTCTGGCATAAGGGGTCATCATGGCTAAATACGAAGTGATTCGCCCGTGGAGCGGCGTTAAGCGTGGCGATGTGGTGGAGCTGAAAGAGCTTCACCCGGCGCTGAAATCCAACGTCCGTCTGATGCAGGGTGAGGCTGGCGGCCAGTTAACTCCAGCGACACCAGAAGGCGGTACCGGAGAAAAATCTCGCAAAGAGGTTATCCAGGAGCGGCTGACTGAGCTGGGCATTGAGTTTAAAGGCAATCTGGGGGCTGAAAAGCTGTCCGATTTGCTGCCGGAAGGCGAGCTCGAAAAGCTTTTCCCCGCTGAATAACAGCCGCCGCTAAGGCGGTTTTTTTATGCCCTCTCCGGAGGGCTTTCAGAGGTTCGCATGATCACCACAGAACAGGCCAAGGAATATCTGAAGTCAGTCGGTATCACGCTGCCTGATTTCATCTTAGAGGCGCTCGTAGAGCAGGCCAACAGCATTCAGGAATGCCTTGATGCACATTACTCACCGGCTACCGCGCTGCTGATTCAGTCCTACCTGCTGGGAATGATGGCGCTGGGGCAGGGTGACAAGTACGTGTCCAGTCACACCGCTCCGAGCGGGGCATCAGAATCTTTCCGCTATCAGTCATTCTCTGACCGCTGGAAGGGCTCGTTAAATCTGCTGCGTGGTCTTGATAAGTACGGCTGCGCTACTGCCCTGATTCCTGCCGACCCTACAGCAGCGCCTGCATTCGCTGGCATCTGGATCGGGAAGGGTGGTTGCATGTGCGGAGATAAGTGATGACTTGGACATCCGTAACCGTCCGGCTGCCGCGCTCATTCACCCGCGTCTGGGTACTGACCGATACCGGGCGGGAGACCACCGGCTATGTGAAATCGGACGGTGAGTGGTTCATCAACTGCCCGCGCATCCGGGCAACTGGCGCGAATGTGCTGCGCTGGAAGGAGGACTGATGTCATCGGTAGCGAACTGGTCCTACACCGCCAAAGCCACTATCTGGCGCAAGGGCGCTGGCGGCAAAGACGAAAACGGTGATCCCATAAGCGGCTATGCCGCGCCGGTCATTATCATGGTCGATTATGAGGGCGGGCTGTCAAAGCGTATCGGCAACCTGGGCGCTGAAATCGTCGTGAAGAACACCGTCTGGACTGAATACGCACTGGCCGACGCCGGTGACTATCTGCTGATTGGTGAATCTACCGACGCCGATCCGGTTGCTGCTGGCGCTGATGAGGTGCGGCAGGTTATCCGCTACGCCGACACATTTGACCGCCTGGCGGATGATTACGCCATCCTGACGGGAGTGTAGCCATGGGGGTTAAAATCCGCGGTGTCCAGAGCGTGACCCGCAATATGAACCGCATCATCAATGACATTCAGGGCCGGAAAATTGTCCGGGCACTGCAGTCGGCTTTGCTGATCGGTGGAGCGCGGGCGGCGTTGTATACCCCGATAGACACATCGGCACTGCTTAACAGTCAGTTCAGGGAAATCATATCCAACGGTGCGATCATCACTGGAAGACTGGGCTACTCAACGAATTATGCCGTTTATGTGCATGATCCGGCCAATCCTCAGCGGTTCCGGCGTTCCACGGCTAAAAAAGAGTTCCTCACTGCCGGTTTCGAGGAAGAACGTAGCGCCATCGATGCGGTTGTTACCAGGGAACTTTCGTTATGACACCCATGATGCACGAGCGCGTGCGCAATATGTTCGGTGATGCAGGGCTAACCACCGGATTCACGGTGCAGCAGCTGATGTATGACGACCCCGGCGACCTGTCGAAGGCGATCATGGTATTCAGGCCAAACGGCGGTTCGAACATTCGCACCGACCTTGGCTCTGAGTATCACGTCATTGTGGATGTCGTGGGTGCCAGAGATAAGCGCAGGGCTGCTTTAGAAGCGGTTCAGCGCATCGTCGATTATGTCCAGGCCAATCCCATCAGTAACAGCTGTGTGGGCCATATCGAAAATATGGGGGGCATCCCGCCACCGGTATTAACCGAAGAGGGAAGGATAGTTTTCCGACTTCAATTCGCGTGCTTGTATGGTGAGTAGGCTGTATAATTAAACAGTGGCTAGGCTGATCACCGAAAGCCTGGTTTCGTCGCCGGGTTGCCACACCCATCAAACGACGAGCAACTTTGACGAGGTTGTGATGAGTGTTTCCGAAGAAAAGATTATACCCATAGATTATTTAAGAGAGTGCCTGGAGTATTGCCATGAGTCAGGTGAACTAACCTGGAAACCCAGACCTTTATCCCATTTCCCAAATGGGAATGATGGTGGCTTCAATAAGCGGTTTTCTTATCGCCGGGCAGGCTCTGTTTTAAGAGATCACCTCGCGGTTCAAATCATGGGGTCTAAGCACTATGCCCACAGATTGTGCTGGGCATTGCACTATGGGAGCTATCCAGCCGGGGCTATCGACCATATCAATGGTGATGGGTTTGATAATCGAATCTCTAACCTCAGAGAGGTTACCCATCGATCGAATACCCATAACCAGAAAACACGCAGCACGAATAAAAGCGGGTGTATGGGTGTTAGCTTAAGGCCTGACACTGGGAAATATAGAGCAAGGATAAATACGCCAGCAGGGAGAGAGCATCTGGGTGATTTCAATTCACTTGAAGAAGCTATCTCAGCCAGAAAAGAAGCAGAAATAAAGTACGGTTATCACGAAAATCACGGTCGATAAAGGCCAAAAATCACCAACTAAGGTCGCCAAATGGCGGCCTTTTTTATTACAAAGAGGTAAGTAACTATGCAAGGCTGCTCTACTGATAACAGCAAGCTTTTCGGTCGTGCCGTTGTGTTAGAGGTGGCTTTGGGCTGCCCTGATGCTGTGCCGCCTGAGAGCGAGCGTCAATCCCTCATGGCAGGCACTTCAAAGGGTTTCGACTTCAGCCCTAACACGGTCACCAGCGACGCTGATGATACGAAGGGATATGTCGAAAACATCGTAACGAACTCTGACTTCACTATCAGCTTCGAAGGTGAAGTGCGTAAACGCGACAAGTTGGATCAATTCGGCGTTGGGCGTTTCGTTAAATACTACAACGATGAAGTAAAAGCAGGACGCCAGCCTACCATCTGGGTCTTTATGGATTATGGGCCTGTTCAATTCCAGGGGTACATGGTCATCACAGCACTTAGTTCTGATGGCGGCAGTAATGACATTGTAACGCTTTCCACAGAGTTCAAAGTGGCAGACTCGGACACTATAGATGTTCAGGAAACGCCTGATGATGTGGCTGTTGCAAGCGTCAGCGTTACCCCCGCGACAAGCAGCGGTGCTGTTGGATCAACCGTTCAGCTTACCGCGAACGTTCTCCCTTCTGACGCTACAGATAAAACCGGTACCTGGACATCGTCTGACCCCACCAAGGCCACAGTTAGCTCTACAGGACTTGTGACGCGAGTTGCAACCGGCAGCGCCACGATGACCTTCACCACTAATGACGGTGCAAAAACCGGAACCAGTGCAATCACAGTAACGGCGTAATTACCATTTCAGGGGCTTCCACCTGGTGGCCCCGAAAATGATTGTTACCGGATTTAGCTATGATCCCCATGAAAGAGATTGGCGAATGCCTTATCAGTGTCGGTGAGAAAGAATACTTCTTCCGCCCATCGTTCATTAATATGACGCGCATCGGCGAACCGAAAGAGATTGTTCAGGCGTTTTATGACCTCCATCACGATGAAGTGTCTGCTTTGCTGCAGTCAGCGCTGGAGGCCTATGGGCATATCCCTGGCTGGATGGTTCAGCACATTAAATCGACAAGTTACGGACGGAAGGCAATCATGGCGGCCATGACGGTGCTGGATGCCTGCTGCGATGATGACCTGACGACGTTAATCGGAGAGATTCGACCAGCAAAATCATCAGGAAAGACGTTTAAAATTCGCCGTGGCTCGATGGATGAATTCGACATGCTGGTGATTGCGCAGTCGTTAATAACGCACGGTATCATCGGCAAAGCGAAAGTCCGCAAGCTTCAGCGCCACGAAGGCGGCGAGGCTACCAACGAATTTAACGCATTCGAATACATCAGCGCGGCGCGTAACCATTTCGGCATGAGTCGGGCGGAAGCCGAGCAGTTATCTATGACTGAGTTTCAACTTTTGATTGCCGCCAAATATCCTGATCAGAAGGGGTTCACGAAAGACGAGTACGACGCAGTTGCTGATGAATATCTGGCGAAGAAGGCGCGGCGCCTAGCTAATGCGAAATAGCCCACTCAGGTGGGCTTTTTGTTCTCAAGAAGAGGCCCGTCTTGAGAAAGGAGGAATAAAACCCTCCTCAAGTTATAGCTTTCTGTTTCAAGGTTCCTTGCCATTATGGATGCAGCGTCAACAAGGGTGCCGTGAATCCTAGCCTTTTCTTTGTCACTTAGTTTTTCAATTTCACCTGGTTCCGTTAACCCAAGGATGAATTCTATGCCCTCTTGCGCCAATGCTGGCTGAGATATGGCATTTGAAATGATCTCCACAATCTCTGAATTCATAGATCGCCCGTTTCGCTTAGCCCTCTCAGCAACTACTTCACGCATTCCGTCAGGAAAGCGAAGGTTGAACTTGTCGTAGTCTTTTACTTGTTTTTCTGCCATCTAAAAATCCTCAAAAAAAGAATGGTGCCATATTGCCATATCATTTCAATGGTGGCATCATGGCCCTAGGTGGCAAAATGGCCCCATTGGGAGAAAGGTATGGAAAAGAACGAAGCAAAAACAACCCTGCGCTATCCGCAGAAAGTTAAAGAAGAATTTAAGCGTATCGCTGATGAAGAGGGGCTTTCAGAAAATGCAGCGTTGGTTCAGGCGCTGGTATGGGCTTTGAAATTCAGGGAAGGCATGCATGCGCGTTAAAAACATTGAGGCCCCAGCTATTTGCGGTAGCCAGGGCCTCGTATCGAAAAAACCCGAGAAAGGAAATATCGACATGAATATTGTAGCTAAATCAGACTTCAACTTCAAAGGTAAAGCATTGGTGCCGGTAGCCAATATTTCTGGCACCTGGCTTAGCTCTTCAGATCTGGCGAAGGCCCTTGAATATTCAAATAGCCGTGCCGTCACGATGATATACAACAAGTATGCAGATGAGTTTACCAGTGCCATGACTCAGGTACTCGAAGTGAGTACCTCAGGAAATTACCGCAAAAAGGTTCGTGTTTTCTCTCTGCGTGGGGCTCACCTGATCGCGATGTTCGCTCGCACTGATGTTGCCAAAGAGTTCCGTCGTTGGGTGTTGGATATTCTGGATCGCGAGGTCGCCCAATCGCCAATCGCCAAGCAGTTCACTGATGAGGAGTTGGTTAGCCTTTGTTACCTTCAGCTCTGGATGGAGCGTAGCCAGTTGGTCTGTAAGCACCTATATCCAGCATTGAAGCAAGCAAAATCCGAGTATGCAGGGTCGCTTTATGATATTGCCCATGACGTTAGCTACATGACGTCAGAAACGAAAAAGATTTTACTTCGTGAAACTCAGAACCTGGATAACACGAATTTCGTCGTCAGTCGCGCTCAGCCGATGCTGGCAAAACTGCGAGGGGAAGATGGATGGATTCACTGATAGGCGTATAGGATGGCGCAAAAAGAAAAACCGCCAGGTAGGACTGGCGGCTTACATCAACTACTGATTGGAGTCTTACATGCAACAATCTTCATCAACTGTTGTAAATGTAGCAAATCATCATCACGCTGTCACCATGTCAAGCCGTGAGATTGCTGAGCTGACCGGTAAGCGTCACCCTGACGTTAAGCGTGACATTGAGGTCATGCTGGAGCATCTTAGTGAAGATGCGAGCAGTTTTGCTCACATCTATTTCGACACGATGAACCGGCAGCAGACTGAGTACCATCTCGATCGTCGTCACGTTGAATGCCTGCTGACTGGCTACAGCGCATCCTTGCGAATGAAAGTAATTGACCGCCTGCACGAACGTGAAGCTGGAACTTCATCTGCGCCTGCTCCTCTATCTCAGAATGAGATTATCGCTGCGATCGCAATGGCGAACGTAGAGCAGGATAAGCGCATACATGCCCTCGAACAGCAGGTTGATGACATGGCACAGGGCGCGATCCCCGCAGGTTATCAAGGCTATTCTTACCTTGCCGAGAAGACGGGCCTTAGCGACAAGAAATGCCGCCAGTTGGTTTCAGCCTATGAGGTGAGTCATAAAACTGTGCCGCACGTTGCACCTACTGGCGCGGTCACTCGCATGACGGTTATTCATGAGCATGAATTCATGGATGCTTTCAGCGGCATGATTGCTGAGACAGAAATTCGAGGGTCATTCCATCACCATGTCAAAATGGGTCGCTTCATGCTTGCCGGGGAGGTTCGATCCTGATGCAGGCATTACAGCGAGTCAGCGCCCCTGTATATGTGGTTTCTCATCATGGCAAAACGTTCAGATGCTTTGGGCGTAACACAGCAATCAAGCGTCTTGCTCACTACATGACTCAGCGCATGTTCCACCGGGCAGGCATTGAGACCCGGCCAGTAACGAAAATCGATCGTGATGATGTTGCTATTCACTACGTTAACAAGCCTATCCAGCGCTACTGGGATGCGCAGGTAAGATGTGAGAGGCGGGTGAGAAAGCTTCTTTCAAGGAAATAACCTGCGCCGTTGGCGCATCTTGGAATAATCAATAACTTAAACCCGCTTAACTGCGGGTTTCTTGCTTCCCATTGCGCCGGTTCCCCGCTACGATTTGGTGACTTGTTACTAATGGGGATAGGGATGTGAGAAGGTTTTTTTTAATTCTGGTATTAACATTTTTGTCAGTTGACTCTTTCGCAAGAGAATTATTACCAGAAGAGAAAGCGGCGGTGGAAAGCACCATCAGAGATGAAATGATGGATCCTGATGCTGCTAAGATATATTTCAATGATTATCCGGTAGAGTCTAGCTTTGTATATTGCGGCCTAGTTAATGGTAAGAATGCCTATGGAGCATATATAGGAAAGAAACTTTTTGCCGTTTTCTTGATTAAAAACGACAAGGGTGAGTACAAGGCCCTGTCTCTAAACTTCAATAAATCTACCGGAGAGGCTAGCAGCCAGGACGTTATATCCGCACATTGCGCAGGGGCTGGATATGATGTAAGAGTCCCATCTTATACGGTAAAAATTGTAAACGAAGCAAGATCGAAAAATGGTTTGCCTCCTTTGAGGAAAGACCAAATTAAAAAATAATCTAATTAACTGAAAAAACCTCGCTTCGGCGGGTTTTTTTATGCCTGGGGAAAAGAGTATGGCTGGTACAGTCAGCGCTGGAACGATTGTTTACGAAGTGGACATGGACACCGCCCGCCTGATTCAGGGGCGTAGGGATGTTGATGCCGCACTGAATGGGTTGAATGGCAGCATGGGCCGTCTTGAGGCCAGTGTCACTCGCACTGAACGCTCTATCGGGTCAATTGAGCGCACGATGTCCAGCCTTAGCGGAGTCGCTAAGGGCCTGCTCGCCGCGCTGTCGGTTCAGCAGGTATCAAGCTATGCCGACGCCTGGACTGAGCTGAATAATAAAGTCTCTAACTCGATTCGCACCGGCGAAACTCAAGCCGAAGTCATGCAGCGCATATTTGATATAAGCCAGGCTACCCAGTCAACGCTGAACGGTACGGCAACGCTGTATTCGCGCCTGGAGCGTGGCACCCGTACCTACAATACCAGTGCGGAAGACCTGGCCCGCCTGACGACTATTATCAACCAAGGGTTTGCGGTATCCGGGGCGACGGCGCAAGAGGCAGAGAACGCCATTATTCAGCTGTCACAGGGCATCGCCTCCGGCGTACTGCGTGGAGAAGAGTTCAACTCTGTATATGAGCAGGGCAGTCGCCTGATGATTGCGCTGGCTGACTCGATGGGCGTATCCATCGGCCAGTTGCGCGCGATGGCAGCAGAAGGCAAGTTAACCACGGACGTGATTGTGAACGGGTTGCTTTCTCAGGGTGATGAAATTGGCAAGGAGTTCGAAAAAACCACTGTATCAATTGCCAAGGGGTTGCAGGTTGCAGGCAACAACGTTACGAAGTTCTTTGGCGAAAACTCCACGGTTAAGTCTTTCGCCGCGGGCTTTCGTGACTCGGTCATTACGATAAGCGAAAACCTGGAAGTTTTGGGTGGGGCTTTAATTGGGGTGGCAGCAATTATGGGTGGCAGATTTGTTGGTGCCATGGCGATGGCAACAGCTGCTCAAGTATCAAAGGCGAGAGAAACGTTTCAGGGAATAATTGCAACAAGGCAAGCCGCACAGCAGGAGGCTGCTGCTGCGTCGGTTACGGCTCGCAAGGCGGCGGCAGATAAAAGCGCAGCTCTGTCAGCCCTTAATCTTGCTACCGCTGAGTACAACGTAGCAAAAGGCTCCGCAGCTGAAGCAATAGCTCTTGAAAATGTGATACGTCTGCGTGGTATTTATGTCGCAACCTCCTCTGAAGCTGCGCTGGCTAATAATGCGTTGGCAGCATCACAAGCCAAAGTAGCTGCTACGGGAATAACTTTTGCTAACACAATGAAAGTGGTGAATGCGGTTACCGCCCCTTTGGGTGGTCCCATTGGCGTAATAGCCATTGTTGCCGCCGGTTGGTACCTGTATTCGCAGCGGCAGGCAGAGGCAAGGAAAGAGGCGATCGCATTCGCTGACACCATCCCTGAAGTAATCAAGCGCCTGAATGACATGAACCTTGCTCAGGCACAGGGAGTAAGGGCTGATACCGTCAGCTCTATCAAAGCGCAGGAAGAAGGGATCGCCAAACTAGAGTCGAGTATTGATGAGCTAAATAGTAAATATAAAGAGCGCATTGATTTGGCCGCTCAAATGGGTGGCGGTGATGAAAAGAATAACGGTCACATACGCATTGCCAATGAGCTTGCAAACGAATTGGCTAAAAAGTATCGAGATCTGGATGGTGACACGGCCAGGTTGAGACAAACCAAAGAAGCCCTTCACCTGATGAACATCCAGGTCAATAAAGGCATCGTCGAACAGATGAGGGCGGCAAGAGATAACGCTTTGGCTACCGCTGAAGCAGAAAAACAAGCATCTTTCCTTGGAGGAACTCAAGCATTTCTGGCAATGAAGCTTGGACAAACCACGGAAAAATTCAAAGAGTTTAATTCAGAGGCTCTAAAAATAGACTGGGGTGGCAAGGAGGGTGAGAAGCTTATTAAGCAAGCCGAGCGCCGACTGGCGTTAGCTAAGCTTGAGGGTGAGGCTCGAGCTAGACAGCAGGCAGCCTATGATGCCGAGGACGCGGGAACTACCGATCCGCTTGCCATCGCCCGTCTTCAAGATACATACGCTGCCACCGATCGGTTAACGCAAGCTAAGAAAGATCAGACAAAAGAAGATAAGGCCGCATCATCTGAGGCAAAAAAATCCGCTTCCGCTGCTGAGTCTATTGCCCAGAAGCTGGACAAACTTCGCGCCCAGTCTGACCTGACTACAGAGTCAATCGAAAAACGCCGTATTCAGGAGGCGGGGCTCCGGGCGGAGCAGTCTCTTGGCAGTGCCGCCACTCAGCAACAACTAGACGAGGCAAAGGCTCTCGGGGAGGCAAACGAGCGGGCCGCTATCTCTATTCAGAAGCGCAAAGAAGCTGAGCAGGGGCAGAAATATGCCAGGCAGGAGGTTGCCTCCGCACAATCCACTATCAACCCTGAAACTGGACAGGCTGTTGATCCACTGGCGCAAATTAATTTACAGGAGCAACAAAAACTTGAGGCCCTGAATAAGTACCATGAAATTGATAAGCAGAACACTCAACTGTATGAGGATGCTAAAACAGCAATCCAACAGCAAGCCGCCAATGCCCGCGAGCAGATTGCAATAAATGAGCGACAAACATATCAGCAGAATATGAGCAGTCTGCTTGGGGCCACCTCTGATTCTGTAGGTGCAGTTGCAGATGCAATAGGCCAGGCCGCAGGAAAATCCAGCGCTGCATATCTAGCTATGTTCGCCGTTAGTAAAGGATTCGCTATTGCGCAGGCAGCGCTAAATATGCAAACCGCTATTGGAAACGCCATGGCTCTACCCTGGCCTGCAAACATTCCAGCCATTGCTCAAGCAGTAGCGGCAGGCGGACAAATGGTAAGCGCTGTAAGTGGTATTTCATATGGCGGCGGGCGCGAACACGGCGGACCGGTATCTGCCAGCTCCATGTACCGGGTGGGCGAGGGCGGAAAGCCTGAGATTTTCAAAGCCAGCAATGGCAGCCAGTACATGATCCCCGGCGATAACGGTCGCGTCATCAGTAACCGGGATATGGGCGGTGGTGGCGGGGCGTTCAATTACAGCCCAGTCATTCAGGTCAACGGGGATCCGACGGAGCAGACGCTGGCCATGCTCGAGGCCGCGGTTAAGCGCGGGGCGCAGCAGGGCTATGCCATGGCCGTCAGCGACGTCGCCAGCGGCAAAGGAAAACTCTCCAACGCTCTGACCAACAACTTCAACACCAGTCAACGCCTCACATAAGGAGTTCCCATGGGGATCAGCAGCACCATTGATTTCCCGCACCAGTACCTGCCAATGCCCCAGCGTTCCGGGCATGGATTCACTCCCGTAAGCCCCCTCCAGCGTTCCACCATGACATCAGGCCGCACGCGGCAGCGTCGCAAATACACGTCAGTCCCAACTGAGGCGGGTGTGTCATGGGTGCTTAATGATGCCCAAGCGCAACTGTTTGAGGTGTGGTTCAGGGATGTGATCACTGACGGCGCTGCGTGGTTCAATATGCGCATGCGTACGCCGATGGGTGTCGGCGACTACGTGTGCCGCTTTAAGGACATCTACGACGGGCCGGTGCTGTACGGGTTGGGGTTCTGGAAATTCACGGCAACTCTTGAGTTGTGGGAGCGACCAATCCTGTCGCCAGGCTGGGGTAACTTCCCTGAATTTATCGTCGGGCAGAGCATTATCGATTACGCGCTTAACAAGGAGTGGCCGGAAGCATGACCAGTCCAATCCTGAACAGGCTATACGCCAGCGGCGGCAGTGAAATCCTTTTCAACACGCTGCAGATCACCGTCGGCGGCCAGAATTACTGGCTGGTTGAAAACTTCGAGGATATCACTGCGGTTACTGAGGCGGGGGCGACAGTGACATTCCAGGCGGCCGCCATGACCGTCGCGCTACCAGCCAGAAACAAGGATGGTACGCAGGATCTGCAGTTCGCCATCAGTAACATAGACGGCATCGTTTCCACCGCGATACGAAACGCCCTGGCTAACCTGAACAACGGTACGCTGATAATGCGGCAGTACGTGTCAACCGACCTGAGCTATCCGGCGTCACCCCCCATAGTCCTGCAGATTAAGGACGGATACTGGAAGGCGACCGAGGTACAAATCACTGCCGGTTTCCTGAACATCCTTAAAACCGCGTGGCCTCGCTACCGCTACACGCTGCCGAACTTCCCGGGCCTCCGTTACCTCCAGTAGGAAATCACCATGTTCAATCCTGATAAATACCGTTCTGTTGAGTGGCAGAAGGGCGGCCGCGTTTACCCCGAGCTGGACTGCTTTGGCATCGTCAATGAAATCAGGCGCGACCTTGGCCTGACACCATGGCCTGATTTTGCCGGGGTCACGAAGGATGATAACGGCCTTGATCGGGAGGCGCGCGGACTGATGGCGGATCTCCAGCGTTGTGAACCTGTGCCGGGCGCGGGCATTGCCTGTTACTCCGGTTCAGTGGTGACGCACGTTGCCATTGTGGTGGAGATTGACGGCCAGTTATGCGCCGCTGAATGCAACCCCCGCACTAACGTGACCTTCCTGCCGCTGGCGCGGTTTGCGCGCCGCTTTGTCCGCGTGGAGTATTATCAGTGACGATACGAATCTACCCCTCCCGGTTGCAGGGTGAACCGCTGGAAACGCACGAACACGAAACCATGAACCTCAGCGCCTGGTTTGCGCAGAATGTGCAGGACTGGACGCCGGAGCAGCAGCATCCGGTCGCGGTTGAAATCGACGGCGTACCCGTTCCGTCTTCAGAGTGGCCGCTTTGCGTCATCAAACGTGAAACCGACGTCAGGATGTACCCTGTGCCATACGGTACCGGCGCAGAAATCGCGCTCTGGGTTGCAGTCAGCGTAGCTGTCGCCTCTGCGGCATACAGCATCTACATGATGAGCACGATGTCTCAGCCCGGCGGCAGCGGTGCCCAGGCGGCGAGCGGCGATCAGATTGACCTGAACCCGGCCAAAGCAAACGCGGCGAAACTGGGTGACCCCATCCGGGAAATCTTCGGGAAATATCGTGTCTGGCCTGATTACGTGATGCAGCCGGTGAGCCGTTTCGTCAACGAGACCAGCATGGAAACCAGCATGTTCCTGTGCGTGGGCGTCGGCGACATGGTAATTAATCAGTCCGACATTAAGATAGGCAATACGCCGATCTCAGCGTTCGGTACCGATGTGCGTTACACCCTTTATCCGCCTGGTGCCACGGTATCAGGCGATACCCGCACCGAAAACTGGTTCAACTCACCAGAAGTGGGAAATACAGGTTCCGGTACCGCCGGTCTGGATCTGGGTTCAAGCGGCCCGGAAACAGTGAGTATTATCGCGGATGCGCTGGTCGTGTCGGACAACACCATCACGCTGGTTGACGTATCGGCATCCGTCGGGGATGAGGAGATCCCGCCATCCTGGGCAGTCGGGACGGTGATCACCGTGCTGGCCCCCAACTCTTATACCGTCGTGTCGTCCGGCGGTTACAGTGTGATTTATGGCGGGATAGAGGAACTTGCCCCCTATGTCGGAATGCCGGTGACGCTGAACTATAACGGCAACGATTATGACCTGGTGATCGCCAGCTATGCCCCGGGCGTTCCGGCGGTGCCGGGGGTGGGTGGGAGTGCCGCAACCATAACCGCCAGCGCCGCGCCGACGACTTACGATTTTAGTACTGCGCCGGTGACATTCAGCATCAGCTGGCAGGGTATAACCTATCCTGTTTCTCTGGTTACCAACTACGTCACCATGTCGGGCCTTACTTCGTCGATCACATCGCAGCTCTCCGGTTCCGGCCTGGTTGCCCGCGATAACAGTGGGCGTCTCGAAATCGGTGAGGCCAGCAGCCCTTTCGCAGGCGGATCCATCACGAACAGCCCGTTACCCGCGTCTGCGTTTGGGGATGCCCCTGTTAATACGACAGGGGTGAAGTCAGCGGGCGGCACGGCGGAAGTCAGGGCGCACATCACTCTGGCCTACAACAGCGCTGCTGGCACGCCATTCACCGGACTGCCGGAAGGCATTCAGCGCTTCTCTCTGGGACTGGCCGGAAATCAGTTCCGCATAACGGCTATCGACAGCCAGACGGTCACGGTTGAGCGGATAACGGTCACCACTGGCCCGGCAGGTGAGACTATCACGACGCCTGACCCGTCCTGGCCGGGCTTCACCGAGCGCACGCTACTGGATGCCACCGTGACGGGTGTCAGCGACGACTATGAGTGGGTGGGACCTTTCCTGGCCTGCCCGGATGGCGAAACGATGGACGCTTTCGAGGTGAACATCAACTTCCAGAGCGGCCTGGTGCGTTACACCGACAAAGGAAACAAGCGCTCCATGCCGGTACGCCTGGTGATCCAGTATCGCAAGGTGGGCACCACCGCCTGGCAGCAGCAGTCTCCGTTCTATTCACGCAGCACCGAAAACCAGATTGGCTTCACGCACCGCTACAACGTGCCCCCCGGGCAGTATGAGATCCGCATGCGTCGCACCGAACCGGTCAAGGGCGGCAGCACCCGTGACCAGGTGTTCTGGCAGGCGCTGCGCTCACGGCTGAGCAAACGTCCCGTGAAGTACGAGGGCGTCACCACCATGGCGCTGACTGTGCGCACCGGGAAC